CTGGGGCGGACTGTCGGCCAAGCAGCGGCTCAAGAACGAGCGGCGTTCCGCCGACTGCGGCCGACAGGAGGGCGGGAGGTTCGGGCCGAAGAATCAGTGCCAGGATGACGGAGCAGGCGGCGGAACTTCGACAGCCTCGAAGCCATCGTCTCCGCTCGACACAAACGAGAACAAGACTTGGACGCCATCCGACGGCGATGAGCCGTTCGAGGGAGCGTCCCGATTCTCGGAGGTTCGAGCCAGCGGCGGCAAGAAGGTCGCCGAGTCCCTGGAGAAGACTGGCATCTCGCCTGGCGAGGCCCTGAACGCAACCGGCGCGCCGGACGGCGTTGACATCTGGATGCGACCTGCGCCCGAGTTTGCCGCTCAGTTCGACAGCCCACCAGCGATGTTCAACTTTGAGGCCGACGTCGCAGGCGTGAATCGAGGACTGTCCGGCTCGTCTGTGATCGGCTCTGTCAACGGCGAGAAGGTTGTCTACCACAGTGTCTTCGACGTCTCTCCGTCGGTGCAGTCCGATCCAGCCAAGCGACACGTTGCCGCTCGCGCGTTCTACCGGACGATGGTGGCGAGCATCGAGTCGGCCCGCAAGAGTGGGATCGCGGAGATCAAGTTCAACGCGGCCGGTGTTTCCTCAGAGAAGACTCCGGGCGCTTTTCGCGGCTACACGATCTGGCCCCGCATGGGCTTCGACGCCCCGTTGCCGAGCCGGCTACGCGAGAAACTCCCCGAGAGTCTCTCTCACGCCAAGAGCCTGCTCGACCTTCACGCCACCCGCGAAGGAACGAAGTGGTGGGCAGAGAACGGCGAAGACATCGACGTCTCGTTTCGGGTCGGCGACCGATCTAGTCCGCAAAGCAAGATCATGGATCGATTCATCCAGCGGTTCACGAAAGAACGCCGCGCGTTGCCTCTCGGCTCTGGCGACGACTGGCTCTCTCCTGAAGACTTGCTGCGGCTCGACGAAATGTGGCAAGAGGTGTGGGACGAGGGGGACTTAGACGACTACGAGTACAACGATGGCAACTCCTGAAAAATACGCTCACATCGACTTCAAGCCTCCGCAAGGCGCCCGCGAAGAGGCCGAGAAGTCCCTCGCCTGGCGGCGGGAGTTCGGCCGAGGCGGCACCGCTGTTGGCATCGCGAGGGCCAGAGACTTGGCGAACGGCGTCGAAGTCTCGCCCTCGACTGTTCGTCGCATGAAAGCGTTCTTCGATCGGCACCAGAAGAACAAGTCGGCACCAGGCTGGAGCCCAGACGAAGACGGCTTCCCGTCCAACTCCAGAATCGCGTGGGCCATGTGGGGGTCGGACGCGGGCTGGTCGTGGGCCAAGAAAGTCGTCGAGCAGATGAATGCGGCCGACGAGAAGAACGAGCGAGGCCTGCGGCCTTACGGCTCGACGCATGGAATGCGGCCGAGGGTCTACGTCGTCCACGGAGCCCCATGCAGCGGCAAGAAGGATTACGTCGCGTCGCACCTGGGCGAGAACGACGTCGTCTTCGACTATGACGAGGTCATGGCGGCGATCTCGGGTCGCCCGATCTACCAGCCCAACAGCAACTTGGTCTCTTATTGTCTGGACATCAGAACCCTTATCCTGAAAAAAGCACTGAAGAGCCAGGACATCGGCAAGACCTGGGTCATTGCGACCAGGGTCGGCGACGACATGAAGTCGATGCTGTCCGACGTTCCGACTCAGTACGTCCATATCGACAAGCCCAAGGAAGAGTGCTTCCAGAGACTGGAGCAGGACGAACAGCGACAACCCATAGCCGAGGAGTTACGAAAGGTGATCGAAGAATACTTCAGCGAGAACGAAGAGCATCGCCGAGCGCCCCTCGCCCAGCCAGGCGTCGAGCGTCGTTTTCTTGGAAACTTCAGCAGCGCCGAGCGGCTCGACCCGGAACTGCTTCGCGTCGAGAAGCGATCCGATCCTGAGACTGGCAAGCCTCAGACTTACATCGTCGGCTACGCGGCCCGCTTCCACCGGGACAGTTTGCTGTTGGGCGACTTCGTGGAGCAGATCGACCCCGGTGCGTTCGAGATCGTCACGAACCGGAGGGACGAAGACGGCAAGCCGCTGGAGACTCGCTGCCTGTTCAACCATGATCCCAACTATCTTCTGGGCCGGTTTCCGACGACGATGCGGATGGTCGTCGATGACAAGGGCTTGAAGTACGAGTGCCTGCTTCCCGAGGCTCACTCAGGAATTGCAGAAAGCATCGCGCGAGGAGACCTGAAGGGATCATCGTTTTCGTTCGTGGTGGCCGAAGGCGGCGAGCGCTGGACGACCGAAAACGGACAGTCGCGACGAATCGTGACGAAAGTGAAATCCATTCTAGATTGCGGCCCAGTAACCTACCCCGCGTATAGCGATGCAAGCGTTGCAGTGGCGAAGCGAAGTTACGAAGGCTTCGTTGGCGTGACGAAGAAGCCGGTTGTCGAGAATCGAAAGAAGCGGCTCGAATCGCTTGCCAAGCGGGCCGAGGTTCTCCGCACGCGGATCGCGGCCGAGGCTTTTCTTGCCGAGAGGCGAGACTGTGGCCGCGACGAGGGCGGCAAGTTCGGGTCTGGCAACCAGTGCCAGGAAAGCGGCAAGGGCGGCAGCGCAAACATAGCGAAAGCAAAGAAAGCGCAGCACGACTACGAGGCGAAGAGAAAGGGCGGTGGAATCAAGGAAGATAAAGAGTTCTCTTCACCAGACGGCAAGGGCGGCGGTCTCTCCGGGGCGATCGCAGGCGCTGTCGTCGGCGCAGCAGTCGGCGCAGCGGGGGGCGGACTTGTCGGCCTTGCTGCCGGATCGCTGACCGGCGCAGCGTTCGGCGCGGTCGCCGGAATGAAGAGCGCTTCGGTAAACAAGGCGAGGTACGAGGGACTAAAAGAGAAAACTGGCATCTCTGAAGACCAAGTAAAAAAGGCGGCCGGGATCATTACAGGCAAGGGCGGCAAGTCGGCTTCGTTCGCCGCCGACGGCGATACGCTCATGATCGAGTCGAGCGACAAGAACGAGACCATGACTTTCATCACGGCAAAAAGCCTGTTCAGCAAGTCAGAAGGCACCTCCGTTCACGTTACTGCCGGTTTTCAGAGACAGCCGACTGACATTCGTCGAGTTGAGTCGGCCGCAAAGGCTGTTGGTGCTTCTAACGTCTCGGTCGAGGCGTGGTCTGACGAAGATGCAAAGTCCCTAAAGAAGAGCGGGTACAAGATGGTCGTCGCAAGCGGCCAAAATGGTTTTTCTTCAAGCAAGGGCGTCTGGGAGAAGAAACTCAAAGGCAAGAGGAGCGTCGAGAATCGAGACTGCGGCCGAGGCGAAGACGGCAAGTTCGGCTCCGGCAACAAGTGCCAGGATGACGAAGGCGGCGGCGAGCCGAAGTCGAGCCCGTCCGACAAGTACGGCGGTGGGGATGTTGTTCCGAAGTCAAAAGTCCCAGGCAAGTACGGCAAGCAGTCGTCCAAGTTTAAGGAAAGCGACAGCGCCGGAAAAAAGAAGGCCGGCGACTACGGGCCGCTGACGCCTGGGGGGGGCAAGGACAAAGTCAAGGCCAAGGCCTCGTCCGACGCGCTCACTGGATTGCCTAAAAAGAAATCCGACGATGCGTATGTCGGCAAGTCGGGGAAGACAGACTTGCTTGGGCGAGAGGAGTCCGGAGACGGGGCCGACTGGCTCGGCCGCAAGCCACGCAAGACCGAAGACACTCCGACGAAGATTCCGGCCAGCAAGAAAAAGGACACCGGCGGTTACATGGAGTGGGGCAAGGGCAAGGATGCAGAGGCCCAGGACTTCATCGACACTGCTCGCAAGGGCCAGTTGAAACGAGGCGGCAAGGACAAGGGAAAGTCTGACGACGGCTCCGGAGTTCAGACTTGGAGCAAGGGCGACTCTTATCCCTGGACGACGAAGCAAGTCGGTGACAGCAAGAAGGGCGGCTACGTCCAGGGCACGCACCCCGACGGCTCGATGACGGAGAAGTACAAGTTCCCCGCCGGCAGCGACGGGTCTGAGGCTTACAAGCAGGCCGAGGACGAGATCAAGAAAAAGACCATTCGGTCGCTGCGATCCTTCCTGGAAGCGAGACGATGAACGGCATCGAGTGTCGCATTGCCTCGCTGCGAGCCTTCATCGAGGCCCGCGACAGGCAGTTGGAACTGCCGTTCTCGGAATGCGGCGACGACGACCGCCAGACAGGCGGACGGTTCGGGCCAGGCAACGACTGCGCGGGCGGAGCGGGCGCCGGCAGCACGGCGGCAGGCTTCCCGTCCTCGTGGGGCAGACAGGATCGCGTGTCAACGTCACGAAATCTTCCGCACGGCATTGGCCGCCTAGAAGTGACCAACGCAAAAGCCGCCAAGTCGATCGCCGAGAGCATGGGAGTCCGGAACGTGGCCGACCTCTTGCGAGTCGGCGCGGCAACAGCGAAGGGCTCTGAGGTCACGATAGAGGCCAAGGAGGCAATGAGATGGACGCTCGACGGAGAAAAGAGGCTTCGTTCGGTGTCTATCGCATCCGAATCGCCGATCGAGGGCGGAGGAAGCGCGACTGTCGAGGTTACTCTGCGAGACTTCGAGGGTCGCCCGCCGTATGTCTACTACGACTACTTCCAGGTCGACGACGAGACGAGAGGACAGATTCGCTTTGAGAAGACGCAGTCCGACGGAGGCTTGTCTCCCACCGAGCGAAGGGTAAGCGCGGCGATCATTGATCAGATGCTGGAGTCGCTTGCCGCCGCCGACGAGGCGGGCATCGGCGACGCAAGGACTGCGGCGGCCGGCAGCCCAGGCGACAGCACATACAAAGGCTATCGCCTGTGGGGGCGGTTTGGGTTTGATGGCTCGATCACTCAAAGCCGCACCGCAGGGCAGAACCTGCTTCGCGCAATTAACGCTGGCTCAGACCACGGGCTCATGACGCCGGAGCAGGAGGACAGGTTTCGCGTTAAAGGGTCGATCAATCTTCAGGAGTTGCTCTCCACGAAGGCCGGCGAGCGATGGTGGTCCCAAAACGGAGAGGGGATGTCGATGGAGTTGGATTTCAGCAACAAACAATCGCTGGGCTACAAGAGATTTCGTGACTTCCTCGACAAGCATCGTCGGGCAAAGAAGCGAGCCGAACCCCGCGACTACCTCGACTTCGTTGACTTCGTTTGCCGTTCGTCCGTCAGCCGAGACTTGGAAGAGTGGCCAGGCTTTCGCGGTGTCGAGCAGAGGTCTGGGTGCGGCAAGGATGATGGTGGAAAATTTGCCAAGGGCAACGACTGCGCCGGAGACGGCAAGGCCGGAGGCGCTAAAGAAAAGCCGCTTAACGCCAACGATCCGGAGGCAGTGAAGGCCTTCATCGCCAAGATGGCGAAAGAGGCGGGCCTGGACATTCACGGCAGGCCCACGCCGAAGGGCTCGCCGAGGCCAAACGTCGATCCCCAAAGCAAGCCGAAGTCGCTTCACCAGCAGCGGCTAGAAGCCGCCGGAAAGTGGAGCAGCGGTGCGGGGGCAGATAAGCACCGAGACGAGCAGGCCAAGTTCCAGGAGAGTGTCGCCTACCACGACGACATCGACCCTCTCAAGGACTTGCTCCGGTCTTCTGGTCTCGGATGGGGCGCATACGCAAATCAAGCAAACGAGTTCGTCCGCAAGTCGAAGGGAACTCCGCAGCAAACGACAAAGAAAGATTTCAACCGCAAGGCCGCTCAGGCCGCTTCGCAAGGCGACGAGAGTCTCGCGAAGTTTCTCGACGAGTCGGGCATGAGCGAACTTGCCAGAAAACTGCGAGCCAAGCGAGAGCATCGCAACTGCGGCACCGGCGGTGGCGGCTTCCAGAAGGGCAACACTTGCGCCGGCCAGGCCGTTTCTGACGTCGCCGGAGGAGCGGCCAAAGGAGCCGTCGTCGGCGCCGCGACTGCCGTCGGCAACACTGGCGGTTTTCCTCCGGCAGTCGCCACGGGCGCCGCCACGGGCGCCGCCATCGGCGCAGTGAAGGGCCTCTACGACAACCGGATGCGGCCGACCCGGGCAGGCAAGGCGATCAAGGCTATCGGCACGACCGACGAACAAGTCGCATCGATGGTGAAGGGCCTGGGCGGAAGCCCGAAGTCGATCGCCGAGGCCGACGGCAAGTCTGCGGTGACGCTCTCGATTAAAGGCAAAGACGGCAAGTCGCAGTTCGACGTCCGGATGACGAAGTCCGAGGTGCGAATCAAACCCGTGACTGGACGGCAGAATCTCACCGCAGGCGATATCAAGCAGATCAAGAAAATTGCCCAGGACAACTCGCCCAAGAGCGTTCGGGTCGTTGTCGACGCCGTCCCGACGTCTGTGCTGGCGAAGATCGTTAAGGCGGGAGCCTCGCTGGCCGTTGACGCAACCGGCGCCCTGGTCGCGGCGTTTGTCGTCCCGTCGGCTCCGGCGGTCGTCGGCACCGCGATCGAAGCGACCACCGGCATCGAGATCGAGAAGACCAAGGCAGTCCAATGGGTGGGCGAGAAAGTCCTGGGCAACCTTCCGAAGAGGAGATAGCGATAGTGGCTCAGTCAGGTGACCGATGTCCGACCTGTAAAGTCGGCCGGATGACCACTCGAACCAGCAAAAACTGTGGTTTGGAGCAGATTCGATATCTGCGATGCAACTGTTGCGGAGCCCAGGGTCGCTCCGTTGTCTCTGCCGACCGCTCTTGGCGTCGGCCAGAAAAAGAAAAAGTTGTGTGACACAACTTTTTTTCTAGTGCGCTACTTTTAGTCGCTCGCTCGCCTTGGCTAGTTTGAATGTTGTCAGTCGCTTTTCGCGGCTAGTCCAACACACCAGCAGCAAGGAATGCGAACCACGATGGAAGCCAACGCCAACGCCAAGGTCAAGACTCTGCTCGACGAACTCGCTGCCGTGCTGGCCGAGATGGGCGCGATTCAAGACGAGGAGATGCCCGCAGACGCTCGTAATATGCACGAGGCACTTCCCGACGACGAGGAAGACGAGGAGGATCGCGGCGCCGTCCCCACCGAGGAGACTGACGAGGAGGAGGTCGAGAAGGCTTCCTACAAGAAGCGGATGGCGAAGGACGAGAAGGTCGAGGACGCCGAGGTGTCCGACGAAGAGGAGGAGAAGAAACTCCGCTGCCTCTGCTCCCGTGCC